GGTGAAACATCAGTACGGATAATCTCTCCGATCCGAACACATTTCGTTGGTCATGGTTGGCCGGATAAAGACGACAGGTGGGCTAAGGATCATGAGAGAGCCGCACGTAAATAGTAATCCATAATGGCATTTAGCCACGGAGTTTAAAATATATGGCACGTATAATTGCAGATAGTCCCGAATATCAACCAGAAGACGGGGAAGCATTCACAACTTTTGATGAAGATGAGCAGATTCTTGAAGAAGAGCAACCTGTAGAACCTGAAGAAATTCAGGAAGCACAAGAAGATGATATACCTGAAAAGTATCAGGGCAAAGATATTAAAGATATTGTGCGTATGCACCAAGAAGCCGAAAAGTTACTTGGAAAGCAATCTTCAGAAGTTGGTGAATTACGCGGTATTGTTGATAATTTCGTAAAGACACAACTAGCAAAGGCCAATAGCCCACAAGAAGAAGACGAAGAAGAGATTGATTTTTTTGACGATCCTCAAAAAGCTGTCGAGCGAGCAATTGCTAAGCATCCGTCTGTTAAACAGGCAGAGCAAGCATCACTTGTTATGCGACAGCAGGCGGCTTTAGGTAAGTTGCAAGCGGATCATCCTGACTTTAACGACATCATTCAAGATACTAAATTTCAAGAATGGGTCATGGCATCTGAAGTACGTCAAGAGCTTTATCAACGAGCAGATCAAAATTTTGATTATAACTCTGCGAATGAGCTATTAACAACATGGAAAGAACGCCAGAACATTGTTAAAGAAAGTGCAGAAATGCACGAAGCAGATCGTAAGCGTCAGCTTAAGTCAGCTTCAACAGGAAACGCCAGAGGATCGGGAGAACGATCAAGCCGTAAAATCTATCGTCGTGCTGATATTATTAAACTTATGCAAACAGACCCTGATAGGTATCAACAGCTTGCTCCTGAAATACGGGTAGCTTATGCCGAGGGTCGAGTTAAATAGCCTAGGAGATATTTACAATGGCAAACTTAACCCCCGCAAGTAACAATACCGTTACTTTAGCAAACGCGGCCACGTTCATTCCAGAACTGTGGTCAGACGAAATCATTGCGGCGTACAAGCAGAACCTCGTTCTTGCTAACCTCGTAAACAAAATGCCTATGACTGGCAAGAAGGGTGACACTCTTCATATTCCTAAGCCTACTCGTGGCGCGGCGAATGCCAAGACTGCGGCTGACACTGTAACAATTCAGCAGACTGCTAACACAGAAGTGCAAGTAGTTATCGACAATCACTACGAATATTCTCGTTTGATTGAAGACATCACAGAAGTACAAGCGTTGGATTCACTCCGTCGTTTCTACACTGACGATGCAGGTTACGCTCTTGCTAAGCAAGTCGATGACGATCTGTTCGCAGAATTGTTGAATGTATCAAACGATGCAGGTACTGCTGATGGTTCTGATGCTACACAGTCTCACTACCAGATCAACGGTGCGTCTGACGTATTGATTGACTACGACGACTCTACTGCTCTTGAAGCATTCTCTGATGCGGCTTTCCGCAACATGATTCAGAAGTTGGATGATGCTGACGTTCCTATGGACGCTCGTGCATTAATTATCCCACCTGCAATCCGTAATGTCATCATGGGCATTGATCGTTACCAGTCTTCAGACTTTGTAAACGGTCGTGGTGTTAACAACGGTCAGATCGGTCAGCTTTACGGTGTTGACGTTTACGTTACATCTAACGCTCCAACGGTCACTGGCTCTACGACTTCTGGTCGTGTCTTGACTCTGATGCACAAGGACGCTTTCGTTCTTGCAGAGCAGATGGCTGTTCGTTCACAGACTCAGTACAAGCAAGAGTTCCTTGCGAACTTGTTCACTGCTGATACTCTGTACGGCACTAAAGTTCTCCGTGAAGAGAACGTACTCTCTGTTGTAATCTAAACAGAGCCGGGGGAGTCTATTCAGGCTCCCCTATTTTATTTCTAACTGGAGAAACCGATGGCTATCTTTCGTGGTACTGGAAGTGCTAGTTCAACATCAGATCAAGCAACTATTGATGCTGTAACTGCTAAGGCTACCGAAGCCGCTTCTTCAGCTACATCCGCCGCTACGTCAGCTACGAATGCGGCAACCTCAGCTACTTCGGCACAGACAGCAAAGTCAGCGGCAGAGACAGCGCAGACAGCCGCTGAAACCGCACAGGCCGCCGCAGAGCTTGCTGAAAGTAATGTTGATTCAACTATAACCACAGCTACTACAACCGCTGTTGCTACTGCCACAGCAGACGCTGAAGCCGCCCAAGCCGCCGCTGAGTCTGCACGAGATGCAACGCTTGCGGCCTATGATAATTTTGATGATCGTTACTTAGGTGCTAAAACATCTGACCCTTCTGTAGACAACGATGGTAATGCGTTAGTTGCAGGAGCATTATACTTTAATTCAACTGATGAAGTAATGAAGCTCTACACTGGCAGTGCTTGGACAGCCGCCTATGTATCTGGAGCAGGTACTCTTCTCGTTGCTAACAACCTATCTGATCTTTCTAACGCCGCTTCTGCACGTACTAACTTAGGTTTAGGCACTGCGGCTACTACAGCATCTACAGATTATGCTACAGCGGCACAGGGTGCATTGGCTGATTCAGCACTGCAGAGCTTTACAGAGACTAACGATCTGACTGCGGCAGTGACATGGGCTAACGTTCCGGATGCCAACATTACTGAGTCTTCTGTCACTCAACACGAAGCGGCACTGTCAATCACTGAGTCTCAGATTAGTGATTTTGGTACATATGAAACTGCTGACGCTGACATTCTTAAAGCTGACACAGCAGACACCCTAACAGCATCGTTCCGTGGTACAGTGACTACAGACAACGATCTGTCATTTGACATGAACGCTACTAACAACTTTAAATGTACGCCTACATCTGGTGCGGCACTGACCTTTACTAACATTACAGCAGGACAGTCTGGAAACATTTGGTTAGACAACTCTGCGGGTGTGACAATCACTGCGGCGGCAACTACATACATTTCTGCCGCTGACTTGACTACCATTAGTACAGCAGGTGTGTACTTTATGTCTTACTACTCTGATGGTACTAACGTGGCTATTGCGGTCACACAAGCAATCACAAGTGCAGGTGCTTAATGGCGATCATCCAAGGCCACGCTAAAAGCTCTGGTGTAACAGCGTTCTACTCCAAGACGATAGATCAGTCTTTGCGGTTTAACTTTGACGACAATCCTTACCTGACTAAAACAACAGGCGCAGGAAATCGCAGGACGTACACCATTAGTTTGTGGTTCAAGATGGGATACACAGGCGTTCGTGAGCAAAGCCTATTCAGCAGTTGGAACTCTGGCGGTTACGTTGATTTAACAGTTGGAGCATATACTGGCGTTTTAGAATTTTACCTATACCCATCTTATATATTCCGCACCTACCGTGTTTTTCGTGATCCTTCCGCTTGGTATCACGTTGTTGTTTCAGTAGATACTACACAAGCAACAGCAAGTGAAAGAGTCAAAATGTGGCTTAATGGTGAACAACAAACCGGAAGTTTATTAGAATACGAACAACAGCCTACTCAAAACTACGATACCAATATGGGCGTTGCTTCATCAATCGTAGACGTTGGGGCGTATTACAACACACCACTACAAGAGTTTGATGGCTATATTGCTGAAGTGCATTTTACAGATGGAACAGCCTACGATGCTGACACATTTGGTGAACTGAAGTCTGGTATCTGGGTTTGTAAAGACGTTGCTGTCACCTACGGCACAAACGGGTTTCACTTAGAATTTGCAAACCCTGCCGCTATCGGTGACGACACATCTGGCAACGGCAATGACTTTACAGCAAACAACCTAGTTGCAAGTGATGTAGTCCCTGACTCGCCTACGAATAACTTTGCTACTTGGAATCCGCTATGGAGGCAAGCAAGTGGCACAGTATCTGAAGGTAACACGAGTTACACCGCAGGAGGCTCCAACTGGTATCCAGTATCTTCAACAATTTCGGTTTCGTCTGGAAAATGGTATGCAGAATTTTATTGGGATAGAAACAGCGGGTTGTATTCATTTGTTGGCGTAGCCAAAGCCTTTCCATTTTATTTAAATCAATACATTGGCGAGTCTACTAATAGTCCAGAAACCTACGGTTACCACAGTAATACTGGAAACATCTATAACCAAAGTTCTTCAGTTGCTTATGGCGATGCTTGGGCTACTGGTGGAGCCATTATTGGTGTAGCTTTAGATATGGACAATGGTGCTGTCTGGTTTAGTAAAGATGGTGTTTGGCAAAATAGTGCAACTGCCTCTGAGATTGCCGCAGGGACAACAACAAATGCGGCTGTTACAGGATTGACTGGCGATTACAATATTGCTTCATCACCATTTGGCAGTACAGCGGGAATGATTGCCAACTTCGGCCAAGACTCCACATTCGCAGGTAACAAGACAGCAGGTGGCAACTCAGACGCTAACGGCATCGGAGACTTTGCATACGCACCGCCATCGGGCTTCTTAGCTCTTTGCACAGCTAACCTACCTGATCCTGTCATTGATCCTGCACAGGATGCTACGCCTGAAGATCACTTTAATGTGGCTTTGTATACTGGTGCATCCGCATTAACCGTAGATACTGGATTACCATCAGTTGATATGGTTTGGATAAAATCAAGAAGTGCCTCTTATCTTCCTCGGATTATTGATAGTATTCGTGGTGATGATACAGCCCTTTATACAGCGGCTGCTGTGGCTGAAGGTTCATACTCAGTTAATGATGATTGCGAACTAAATACTCCTACTGACGGTAATTTGTATTTTGACGTTACCAATGGAGGAACAAACGGCTCTGGTGTATCTACTGTTGCTTGGGCGTGGAAAGCAGGTGGCACTGGTGTATCCAACACAGATGGCTCAATCACTTCCACAGTGTCTGCGAATACCGATGCAGGGTTTAGTATTGTTTCGTATACAGGAAATGGCACAGCAGGAGCTACGGTAGGTCATGGGCTGTCTAGCGCACCTGAGATGGTGATTACCAAAGAACGTGGAAGCAGTGGAAATTGGGCTGTTTATCATGTTGGAGTATCTAGTGCGCCAGAAACAGATTATTTCTTTCTAAATCAGACTGACCAAGTGGAAGATAGTGCTTTATTCTGGAACGATACTGCTCCTAGTTCTAGCGTTGTCACAATAGGTTCACATCCTAACGTAAATAGAAGCACAGAAAATATTATCATGTATTGCTTCCACAGCGTTGACGGTTTCAGCAAAGTGGGGTCATACACAGGTAATGGTTCTGCGACTAATGGCACGTTTGTGTACACAGGGTTTAGACCAAAGTGGATTATGGCAAAGCGTTCTGATTCAGGCGTAGCAACGTCAGATTGGTATATTTGGGATGCTGAAAGAAACACATTCAACGTAGCGGGTAAAACTGTTCAGGCAAACGAAAGCACTGCTGAATCAGATTCAGGCAATCACGATCTGGATATTCTTTCCAATGGATTTAAGCTAAGAATTGATTATGCAACCGTGAACGGCTCTGGAAACAACTTCATCTACTTAGCTTTCGCAGAACAACCATTCAAGTATTCAAACGCAAGGTAATTATCATGTGGACATATCAAGGTAAAGTAATGAAACCCGGCAGGGGTTGGACAGACGCTGAAGGCACTAAATACCCTGCACAGTGGTATGGACGTACTACAGACGCTGAAAAGGTTGCTGTAGGTTGGGTAGAGGTTGCAGACCCTGCTCCATTTGATAATCGCTTCTACTGGTCAGCAGGTAATCCTAAGAACTTAGAAGATGTGACCGAGACAGACGAAGGCGGCAACGGAGTAGTCACTAAAGGTTTGAAGTCAGTAGCGATTGCACAGGCTAAGACAACAGCAGGTTCATTACTCGCTCCAACAGACTGGTACATTGTACGTGAACAGGAGACTGGTGAAGTCACACCAACAGACATCTTAAACTACCGTGCGGCTGTACGTACTGCTTCAGGAACGATTGAAACTGCAATTACAGGGGCTACTACTCACTCAGAGTTTATGGCTCTGTATGACGCTCCTGTGGATGCTAACAACGAACCAACAGGTAACGCACCAATCAATGACTGGCCGGAGACACTCTGATGCCACTGCAAACTGCAACAGAAGGAACAAAACAAATCGTGGACGCAGTAAGTGTAGCCACTGTAGTAGGAACGTTAGGAGATGCTCTACCGCCTATGGCGGCGTTGTTTACTTTAGTATGGACAGCAATTAGGATATACGAAACTAAGACAGTACAGAGGTTGTTGGGGAAGGAACCCCCAGATGATAGCTGAACTGGCCGCCGCCAATGCGGCCTTTGGTGTCATCAAAGAAACTATTGCTAATGGTAAAGAACTGTATGAAGCCGGAGAAGCATTAGCACAGTATTTTGGACTCAAAGCTGAGATACAAAAGAAAGCACATGAGCATGGATATAAGTCTGACCTTGAAGCGTTCATGGCAACAGAGCAACTCAAAGAATATGAAGATGCTCTGAAACAAATGATGATCTGGCAAGGGCGAGCCGGGTTATGGACAGATTGGTTAGACTACCAAAGGAAGATGAAGGAAAGCCGTGAAGCCGCAGAGAAAGCTGAGAAAGCCAAAAAACTTAAACGTAAAGAACAAATTGTTAATATTTGTATTAGCATCGGTTTGGGCATTAGCATTCTCTCAGCCATCGGTTTGGTGATATACATCTTCTACTGGCTTAGTAAACAGTAGGTCACTTATGTGGTTATTATTTGCAATCCTAATTCAGTCTGATGGCTACGCTGTCTTTCCACAAGGGCCATTCATGACAATGGATGAGTGTTTTGAAGCCCGTGAATACTTTATAGCAACAGCACCACAGCCTAAGATCAACTACGAAGCAGTGTGTATACAAACGGACGTAACAGGAAATGCCTCATGATTGGGTTAGTCACAGCTATCACGAACTTGGCAGGTACATGGGTCAGTGCCAAGGCGGAATCAACCAAAGCCACAGCAGAGGCCAAAGCCACAGCGTTAAAAACAGCGGCGCAGTCTACAGCAGACTGGGAGCGCATCATGGCAGAGGCTTCCAAGAACTCGTGGAAAGACGAGTGGTTAACGATAGTGTTCAGCATACCTCTGATCCTTGTGTTTATACCAGAGATGGTTCCACATATACAAGCAGGGTTCGATGTATTGACTACTTTGCCTGAGTGGTATCATCAGGTATTATTTTTAATTGTTTCAGCATCCTTTGGTGTTAAGGGTGTTGGTAGCGTAGTAGATAAACTAAAGAAAGGAAAGTAACTATGCGTGATCCGGGTCAAGTACAACGCGGTATTCAAAAAGAAGCCGCAGAGCGTAAGAAAGATGCAGACTTTATTAAGAAGCATGGGTTAGATAAGCCGATGCCTAAGAAGAAAAAGAAGAAGCCTTCTGCTTGTGGACAAGACTCTTGCACTCATGAGTACATTAGGGATTACAAATAATGGCTAAAGGTACAACAAAGAAAAAGGAAAAGACTCCTACAATCTCATGCAAACCAGATCAAACAACTGGTGTAATGAAGTGTAAATACGAAGGGCCAGTATATACATTACCTCCTGAAGAGCCAAAGAAAACTCCAGAAACGAGTTCATTCTAATGCCTCTGAAGAAAGGTTCTAGTCAAAAGACAATCTCTAGCAACATACGCACAGAGATCAAAGCAGGTAAACCAAGGAGACAAGCTGTGGCAATTGCAATGAAGAAAGCAGGTAAGTCAACATTCAAACCATGTAAAGGATGCCCTAGTCCTGCCGTCTGTAAGAAAGCAGGTAAGTGTAAAAAGAAGGGTAAGTAATGCCAAGTAAGAAAGACCCACGGTTAGAACGTGCAGGAGTTAGCGGTTACAACAAACCTAAGCGTACTCCTAATCACCCTAAGAAGTCACACGTTGTTGTGGCTAAACAAGGCGATCAAGTAAAGACTATTCGGTTTGGTGAGCAAGGTGCTAAGACTGCAGGCAAGCCTAAAGCCGGTGAGTCTGAAGCAATGAAAAAGAAACGTGCATCATTTAAAGCTCGTCATCAACGCAACATCAAGAAAGGTAAAATGTCTGCGGCATACTGGGCAGATAAAGTTAAGTGGTAGGGGTTGACAAACGAGTAAAAGTATGCTATAATATTTACTCGGTAGTAGGTAAACGCAAATGACATATCTTCAATTAGTAAACAATGTACTTAAACGCTTGCGAGAGCGTACAGTAGCAACAATAGATGAAACAACATATGCAACAATGATTGGTATGCTTGTTAATGATGCCAAGCACGAAGTTGAACAGGCTTGGGATTGGTCTGCGTTGCGTACTACATTGACTGCTACTACTACAGCAGGTGCGTTTGCTTATGAGCTAACAGGTGCAGGCGATGATGTCAAGATGTTAGATGTTATTAACGACACTAGCAACTGGTTCATGACTTACAAAACTGCTTCTGACTTTAACAACTACTACCTCAACACAAATCCTAGTCAGGGCGCACCACGTTACTACAGCTTCAACGGTATTGATGACAACGGCGACACAATCGTTGAAGTATTTCCACCACCAAACGGCGAGTACCTTATTCGGTTTAACATTGTCAATCGTCAAGCAGACTTATCAGATGAAGCTGATGTATTGTTGTGTCCCTCAAAGCCTGTTGAAATGCTTGCGTATGCTAAGGCAGTTGAGGAGCGTGGTGAAGATGGTGGTCAATCTGCATTGTCTGCGTATTCTACAGCAAATCGTGTACTGAATGATGCATTGTCTCTTGACCAAGCTAAGCACCCTGAAGAGTTAATCTGGACGGCTCCATGACAAAGCCATTACAAACAGCTAGTATTGCCGCACCGGGATTCTTCGGGCTTAATACGCAGGAGTCTGGTATCACACTGGACTCTGGCTTTGCGCTTGAGGCAACTAACTGTGTGATTGACCGCTATGGTCGCTTAGGCGCACGTAAGGGTTGGACACTGTTAGCTGAACAGGCTGATGTAGCTCTTAAGGGTATGCATCGCTTTGTCGACATTGACGCTACGGAATACTTTGGTGTTTGGTCTGACACTAACTTTTATATTTACTCTGGAGGTGCGTTAAGTCCTGTTACTTATTCAGGATCACAGTCAATTACGGAAGGTAACTGGCAAGCTGTTACACTAAACGATGCGGCTTACTTGTTTCAGAAAGGCTATGAGCCTCTGTACTTTGATACAGCTACAGGCTCAATACTAGATATTTCTGCATCTCCTTCTGCCTCTGGTACACCTATTGAAGGCAACTGTGCGTTATCAGCATATGGAAGAGTCTGGACAGCAGATACTGCAACTAATGTCACAACTCTTTACTGGACTGACCTACTTGATCCTACACGTTGGAACTCAGGCACAGCAGGTAGTCTTGATTTGTCAAGTATTCTTGTCAAAGGTAACGATGAAATTATTGCACTTGGAGCACATAACGGATTCTTAATTGTCTTCTGTAAAGAAAACATTGTTATCTTTGGTGACAGCGAGACCAGTCAAACATACTTAGACCCTGCAACTTTACAGCTTGTAGAAGTGATCTCAGGTGTTGGGTGTGTTGCAAGAGACAGTGTACAAAATACAGGTACAGATATTATTTTTCTGTCAGAGTCTGGTGTTAGATCACTAGGCCGTACTATTCAAGAAAAGTCTCAGCCAATGCGGGACATCTCAAAGAATGTACGTGATGATATTGTACGCTTGATTACAAGCGAGACTGTTGCAAACATCAAGTCAGCATACTCTGAGTCTAATGCATTCTACGTATTGTCTTTCCCATCTACTCAGCAAGTGTATGTATTTGATATGCGTTCACCTCTGCAAGATGGAGCCTCTCGTGCAACTGTGTGGAACAACATGGAGTTCACAAGTTGGCTTGGGTTCGATGGTGAATTGTACATGACACACAACGATGGCCTTGCTAGATACTTTGGGTATCAAGACAATGGTGAGAGCTATCGTATGCAGTACTACACCAATTACTTTGACATGGGTAGCCCAACACAAACTAAACTACTCAAGCGACTGGCTGTGACTTTAATCACTTCATCAGGTCAGCCGTTTACTGTCAAGTCTGCATTTGACTACAACAGTTTGTACACAAGCTACACCTCTAGTACCGTTGAAGTACCTGTTTCTGAGTATAACATAGCAGAGTACAACATTGATGAGTACACAAGCGGTATCATTGCAGATGCTGTACGTATTCCTGCAGGCGGTAACGGTAGTATTCTTCAATTAGGATTTGAAACAGAGATTGACGGTGGTGAACTGTCAGTGCAAAAGATAGACGTATATGTTAAACAAGGTAGGATTCTCTAATGAGTAACTATACTAAAGCAACAGACTTTGCGGCAAAGGATTCGCTACCTACAGGTAATGCCGCCAAAGTTGTAAAGGGTACAGAGATTGATGATGAGTTTGCGGCGATTCAAACTGCGATTACAACTAAGCTAGATACTTCTACGTTTAATACATTTAAGAGTGGCGGTACAGTATTGCAAGTAGTTTATGGGAATGCAGCAAGCGATCAAACTACATCCAACTCTACTTCTTATGTAGATAGCGCAACTGCATCTATTACACCAAGCTCTTCTTCCAATAAGATTCTTGTACTTTGTAATCAGTACTCGAGTATTTCTGATAATGGTGCTAACCAAGGTCAAACAAGTTTTTATATTGATAGAGATGGAACTAATATTTATACTCCCGGAGTTATTAAAATTCAAGATACTTATGTCAACTTTGGAATGCAAGTAATTTTCCCTGCACATTATCTTGATTCACCTGCTACAACTGCCTCTGTGACATATACAATTAAAGCTCGTAATGATGTTTCATCTGGTGGGACATTTATATCTAAAGCAGCCTCATCAATTACTTTACTGGAGATCGGAGCATGAGTATTAAATTAGCACTGACAGAACTATATTCAGATCAACAGTGGATTCTCAGTGGTGAAGCATACTCTGGTCTTAACTGGCTTGATGATTCACCTAAACCTACTGAAGCTGAACTTTTGGCTCAAGTTGAAACGGCACAGGCTAAGCAAACTGCACAAGAAGAGATCAATGAGTTGAAGGGTAAGCTACAAGCAACAGACTACGTAGCTCTTGATGACTACGATCAAGACAAGACAGACGTTAAAGCACAACGTCAAGTCTGGCGTGATCGTATTCGTGAATTAGAAGGACAGATCTCATGAGCTTAGCAAATCTTAGACCAACAGCTACGTCTTTTGTGAATAGTATAAATCAACAAGGCGGCCAGAGGGTAAATAATCCCTATCAAAATATGTTTCAGACTCCATATGGTAACTACAATCCATACGGTAGCCCTGTACAGGAACTGCCAAAAAGTTATCAAGATTTAACTGATGTTAGATTTACATCTCGTGGTGGGCAAACTGGCCGTGGTGAAGAGTTTTTATCTAATTTTGTGGGTAACACTGAAGGCGATCAACTTACTTTACGTAGACGTTTACAACGTGCGATGGATCAAGGATTATTGTCTTATGCTGATCCTCTTCCAACAGCACAACCGCAACAGGGAATGTTTAGTCCTTACATGATGCCTCAAATGCCTCAAATGCCTGTTGATGTTGGTGGGGTAAACTACCCACAATTTAATCTTGGATACAACCCATACTACGGTATGTTTAATCCGTTTATGTCGTATGGGTCACCTTATGGGAGTAACTTCTAATGCCTTGGGCGCAGATAGCGGCGGCAGTCGCACCATCAATTATTGGTGGAATGTTTGGAGGCGGTAAATCTCAAAAGGTTTCTCAAGAAGCTATTGATGCCGCTAAGCAAGCAAGTCAGCAAGGATACTTTAGACCAGTTACTGTAACATCTTCTATGGGTGGTGCAGGTGTAGGGCCATATGGTAATCTTGTTTCGCAGATGACACCTCAATATCAGAATATTGTTAATCAATCTCTTGCGGGTGCAGGTAATATGTACGGGCAACTTGCAGGATTTGATCCTTCTGCTCGTGCGGCAGAGATCTACAAAGAGCAAGCTGCATTACTACAACCTTCATTTCAACAGCAAGCAACTGATTTACAGTCTCGTTTGTTTGGATCAGGACGTTTAGGTTTACGTCTTGCAGGAGAGTCTCAAGGATTAGGCACTGGTTCTGGTATGGTACAGCCTGATGCATTAGGATTAGGACAAGCACAGCAACAGACTCTTGCACAAGTTGCGGCAGGATCTCGTGCGCAAGCATACGAAGAAGCTAATCAAACAGCCAATCTTGCAGGTGCTATGCTCAAGGGTGGTTTAAGTATTCAACAAGCAGAAACAGAAATGATGAAGCTAGGTGTAGATGCTGAGACTGCTCGTGCTGCAGCGGCATATGCGGCGGGTAACTTAATGATGTCTCCATACACAGGAGCTATGCAAGCGGCTGCAGGATATGACCAGAATCGTGCAGGTTTGTTTGGTGGTATTACTACTGGCTTGTTGAGTAATCCTAACTTTATGGGAGGATCTGGGAATACTGGTAGCACTGGTAGCGGTGGAGGTGCTTTTACTCCAACTGGTATTCAACAACCTCCTAATCAGGTATGGACATAAGGATTTATAATGGCAACACGTAATCAAGTACTTAGCATGTTCGGTGCATCTCCTGAGCAAATTATGGAACGCCAACGTCAAGAACAAGCAGAAATGCTACAACAAATCAGAGATCCTTATCAGCAAACTGGTATGGCTATTGGTACAATGTTAGGACGCGCATTAGGAGGAGAATCTCCTGAAGTAGAACGTGCGCGTAGATTACAACAAACTTTGCAAGGTGTAGATATGACTAATCCTGAGCAAATGACTCAGGCCGCATCAATTCTAAACAAAGCAGGTTTTGCAAATGAAGCTTTGCAGTTACTTAGTCGAGCCGATGAATTTAAAACTTCTGCACAACAACGAGCTACATCAGAAGCACGAGAACAAGCGGCAGAAGCTGAGTTAAAACGTGGAAGGTACGAGACAACACAAGAAACTGAAGCTGTTCCTGTAACGGTTGATGGGCAAACATATTATGTCTCAGTCAACGCTCGCGTTCGCTACGATAAAGACACGGGAGAGCGCAAAGTATTAACCAGTCAAGACCAACTTACAAAGCTTGGAGAGCAACAAGCTCAAAAAATGAAACGTGAAGAGCTTGCGTCTCAGTCCGAATCTACATTACGTCAGGCACAATTAACAGCGGCTAGGAAACAAGCAACTCTTGCAGAAGCACAATTAACTCAAGCAGAAAAAAATGCAAACATTACAACTGGGTTAGTTAAAGTACCTGTCGAAGAAGAAATTAAAGATCTTGCAGGACGTGTTACAGGCTATCGTACTGGTTTTGAGTATAAACCCGCTAAGGGTAGAATGGTTACAAATGAAGAAGGAAAAGAAGTATTCCAACCTTTCTTAAGTGATTCAATGCCAGTTGCAGAAGTCGTTGATGATAAGGGATTACCTCAAGGGGCTGTCGAAATTGATAGAAGTAAAGACCTAACCATTGAAAGTCGTGGACAAGAGTTTGTTAAAGTTGGTGCAGGTGAAGAAGCTAAATTCTACCAGTTAGTTAGGTTAGGAGATTTAGAATACTACATGCCTACTCCTGTAGATCCCGGTACTATTTATGCACCGATTGAAGAAGAACAGCCATCAACGCAATCAAACTTAGGAAGAAAAGGACAAATGAGTAGAGGAACAACAATGACTGAACAACCTGTTATCTCTTCTCCTCCTCGTACACGAAGAAAGCGTTAATATGGCTATTGTAGTCAAC